GATTATATTTGTGTAGATTTATAATATAAAATTATACACCATGTCAGTAAAAAAAGAAAAGATCAACGGAAAAATGATTGAAGTATCAATCAAGTCAACAAGTTTAAACAAAGCAACTTACGATGCTTTAAAAGAAAACTTGAGAGTATCATTCGTAAATGGAGGAATTTACGAATATCAAGGGGTACCTTCTAAAACTTTTACACAGTTTAGATTGGCAAAATCACAAGGTAAGTTCTTAAACGAAAGTATCGCCAAGACTTACAAATACAAAAAAGTTAGAACTATCTAATTAAACTTAAACCCCTCTAAATGAGGGGTTTATTTTTTGATATTTATTATCTATAATCTATAAACAATATATTATGGGAATAGTATCAGAAAAAATTGACGGTAAACTTATTACAGTTACCATACAATCGTCCAATCTCAAGGAGTCCACTTACAACACGGAAACCGAAGATTTAACCGTTATATTCAATAACGGAAGTATTTATGAATATAATAAAGTTCCTTGGTCTAAGTTTACCAAATTTAGGTTAGCTGAATCACAAGGAAAATACTTCAACGAGAATATCGCCAAAAGTCATAAGTACGTCAAAAAAGGATGAGTTTATTTGAAGAATTAATTGAGGGAAAAAAGAAAGATAAACAAATTGTGAAATCTTTTGAAACTAAGGATACTTTATCCAATCAAATATTTGATGAGGTAAAGGGTCATTTTGTTATGCGTGAAGAAATTAAAAAAAGACTTATTGAAATTTCAAATGATTTTATTGAAAGTTTGGGTGTTGAATTCTTTATACATGATATAATCCTTACAGGATCTTTGGCAAATTATAATTGGTCTCAATATTCTGATGTTGATTTACATATTCTAATTGACTTTGAGGAATCCAAATATGAAATGGACATTTTAAAAGAGTTTTTTGATGCGAAGAAAAACATTTGGAATGAAAAACATAATATCAAAATAAAAGGATATGACGTTGAGGTTTACGTACAAGACGTAAATGAGGAACATATATCATCGGGAGTTTATTCTATATTACATAATAAATGGATTGTGGAACCTAAAAAAGATAATCCAAATATCGACGATAGAAAGATTTTAGAAAAGGGGGAAGAGTTCGGGAAAAGAATAGATCACCTAACACAAAACCCAAAAGAGATTACCATCGATCAACTTGAAGATCTTAGAAAGAAGATAAAAGAATTTAGACAGAGTGGTTTAGAATCTGGTGGTGAATATTCATACGAAAACCTAACATTTAAATTATTAAGAAGAAACGGATATATCCAAAAACTTTTAAAGCTAAAAACACAACTTAAAGACAGGAAATTGTCCATAACACAATAATTATACCTAATTTTTCTATATATCTATGTATTTATAGGATAAGAATAAGTATATCTTAACAATTTTATAAAATGGCAGAATTAAAACCACTAGGAAGTGAAAAATTAAACGGGGATGAAAAATTAAAAAGAATCCTTGAATTAACATACTTCAACAGTAACAAAAATAACAGTCGTTCTTCGAGTAAACCCGAATTAGTGAAAGAATCTAAAAACGGGGGTGTATATGGTGTCGTTAAAGAAAAAGACGGTTACTATGTAAAGAGAGGATTAAATGAATCATCACTCGATTATATCGGTGGTATGTTCATGAAGAACAAGAATAAGTTCTCTTCGTATGCCGAAGCGTTCAAGCGACTTGAATTGTTGAAAGGACAGGAAGAACTACAGGAAGCGACAAAATATGTGTTAAAGCAAAACAAACCTCAACAAGAGGCTCCAATGGCTTCACCATCTATGGATTTACCTCCAGCACCTGCGGCTGACGCATCAGGTGATGTTCCTCCCCCTCCATCTGCTGATGGTGGTGCTCCAATGGATGCACCTGCGGATCTTCCTCCTACTGAAGGTGGTGAAGATGAGGACGCTGGTAAGAGATCATCTTACATGGCCGAAGCTCAAAAATATGCTGGTAAATTAGGACAAGAATTAAGAGATTTACATGACCAAATGGAAAGTGACGATATCAAATACATTTTAAACATGATCATTTCCGCTGTTGATTTAGATAAATTATCAGATGAAGATATAGAAGATATTGCTAAGAAATTTGAAAGAGAAGAAGAGGGTGGAGTTGGTATGGAAGAACCGACAGGTGAAGAACCGGCACCATCTCCTGAAAGTGCTCCTTCCGATATGAATGAATATGATTCAATGGCAGCTTTAGATGAGTTTGTTAACACACCAATGGATACCGATGAAATAAATTTAAGTAAGTATTCAATTAAAGAAGAAGGTGATATGGAAGGTGAAGAAGACGACATTCAAGAATTGGATTTAGATGAAATAAAGACAGCAATCGGTGATACTTTAAGTAAATATTTTAAATAAATAATGCATCTAATATATGTCAATGAAATCGGTTCAGATTACAAAGGTCAAAAACAATACGAGTTCGTATTCAGTGAGACCACTGAAATTGATATGGGCGATTGGTTCGTTATACCTGCTTCGGCTTGCCAACGGTCTAAATCGCCTGACATCGAATATGTTGACGTAGTAGGTTTATTAAAAGATACAGATTTACAATTAGAATTAGTTCAAGACTCCGATTATTTCGGAGTTATTGATGCTGTGGACGGTGTAGTTTCAATGGCTTGGGAAAAATTTGACTTTGAGAACACGGAAGAAAGATTAACATTTAAATTTGGTGAACCAATAGAGAATGTAACAAAAAAATTAAAATCAAGAGGATTTATCCTCTTAAAAGAAGAAATAAAATTCAAGGAATCATGAAAAGAACAGAATTGGTAGAGAAATTAATTAAAGAAGGTTTCTCAGAAAAAACATTAGTTAAATTCAACGATAACCAACTTATTCAATTGGCATCTAGAATATTATCAGAGGAAGATGTTATGATATCTAAAAAAGATCCTCAATTTCAACAAAAAGTTGATGCGAGTAAAAAACAAAACAAAACAATTGAGACCTATGAGGAACTTAAAGGTAATCAATCTAAAATTGACAAAAACAAAAATGGTAAAATTGACGCCGATGATTTTGCAATCTTGAATAAAGAAAAGAAAGGTGAGGTTAAAGAAAACGATTATTGTGATAAATGCGATTGTGTTAAATCAAAATGTAAGTGCGAAAAAGAAGATGTAAACGAAGCGGATATGGGTCTTACTGTTAAATCAGCACCAAAATCAGCACCATTATTTGGTGGTTCTACTAAAAAATCTTCATCTCCTAAAAAGAAATCTGCACCAAAGAAAAAAGAAGTTGATGAAACTGAGGAGGGGGAAGTGGACGAATCTTTGCATGGTATTATGATAGGGGCCACTAAAGAAAAATTAAAGAAAGATTTAGGTAGAGATCCTAAAGATCATGAAGTTGAAAAAGAACTTAGTAAATTTGTAGATAGTTGGAAGAAAGATAATGAATCTAAAGAAAAAAAGGGAAAAAATCCATATAACCCAGGAAAACCTCCAAGTCCAGATTTCAATGGTTATAATAAGAGAAAAGAAAAGAAAGAAGGTGAAGTAGAAGAGGGTAATTACCACAATGAAAGAAGCAAAAAGGCATTAGAGAAATCTAAAGAAGATTTTCCACAACTTAAGAATATTAAAAAATGTGATGATTGTGGAAAGGCGGAATCTAAATGTAAGTGTAAAAAAGAAGAGGTGGATGAGTTATTACGTTTCTACGACGATGATGGAAACTCAATAAAAAATAAAAAAGGTGAACAGGATGCGGTTTCTACAAAGGACAAAAACTTTAAGAAAAAAACTAAAAGTAAAAAATGTTCAGATTGTGGAAAAGATGATAAAGATTGTAAATGTGATCATTCTCATTTAGATGAGAATCGTAAAATAAAAAATTGGGTTAAAGGTTTGGTAGAAAACAAAAATTTTCATAGCTTTACGTCTAAAAACGAAATTATGGATTTAATCAAAACTAAAATTAATGAATCTGACACAATGGTTCAACATGGACCTAATGTAAAGAAAGGTCACAATGGTGTTCCTGAGTTTATGTCATACGATGCAATTGTAGGTGCTGAACCAACGACTAAACCAAAACCAACAACAAAACCTGGAACAAAGCCAGGTGAAAAACCAAAAACACCATATAATCCAGGTAAAAGACCTAATCCGAAGCCGAAAGCGTCTTTCGAGTAAAAATTTTTAAACAAATGGAATTTTCTAAGAAAAAATTGTTATCTTTAATTGAATCAAATGTTAATGAAATGGCAATGGATTATGATAGCCCTGATAGACCACATAGTGACATTACGGGTAAATTAGCGAGTGGAGATACACCTTTACAAAAAGTACCCCTACCTAAGACAGGTAGAGAGGAGGGACAACCTTCACAAAATTTCCAAGAATTATTGGCGTCTGAAAGATATAGACAAGTTGTGTCTAAAGTTAGACAATACACGGGTCAAAATACACCAATGAATGCAGACAGAGGAATTGGTCCATTAACTCAAATGATGATGAGTGCACACAATAGGATTGTTCAAACCGAAAGAGCACACAGAGAACAGTTAGAACAATTAGCAATCGAGTTAGTTATGAAAGAAATGGGTATTCCCGAAGGTTCATTTCAATGGGACGTTAAAATAGTTGGTGTTGGTGAAATTAATACAGATAATTTTAATAGAGAACAACAAGGAGAACCTCAAATACCTCAAGTTAATATTGAAGTTGAAGAGGATTTAATGACAGATTTAGAACAATTAAATCTTGAGAAAGCCAAAAGAAGATTAATGAACGCAATGATACAAGGTGCCTCTAAAAAGGGACATTATATGTATCATTTAGTTCCTGAAAAAATAGAAGAAATTACAGGTTCACAAACCTTGTTAAATGATTATGGTATATTAATGTCCGTAAATGATAGTTTATATTGGCAATTAGGTGACGAAATGATGCAAATGATGATGGGTTCACCATCAGGACACGGAGGTAATGAAGAAGTAGATACACAAACTGACCCACCAACAATTAAAGTAAGAGCAGTAAATTTCCCAATATGTGTACATGAATGTATTAAGGGTGTTATGGAAATATTTGCGGTACATGGTCAGCCGGAAGATGAAGAGTTAAATCAAGCAGTTTCCGATAGTGAAGATACATTAGAAAAAGAAATGTGGGATTTGCGTTTAGGACCATCAATATGGGATAGGATTAGACAACAAATGCCTGAAGATATTTTAACTGACGAAAGTAAAGTTGAGATACAGAATTATTTATTAATGGCAATTTTTCAATTACCAGCAAAAAAATTCTTGGTATTATGTAAAGAAGTGATTTCTGGTGGAGATAATGGAAAAAGATTACTTAGTGAATTAACTAACAATATTGTTAAAAAACTTAATGATGAGGAAATTGATAATTTATTTAATAGTGATTTAGATGAATTAACGGACGGTACTGATAATGATGAATTAAAAGATTTTATATCGGGTATTCCTGGTATCTCATTGTCTAACGACGATGATGAGGGGGATGACGATGATGATCTTTTTAGAGAGTTAGGTTTAGATAGGCCTACGAAATAATACAAAGGTGGTTTACTTAAACCACCTTTTTTTGTATTTATACATATATGAATACCAGAACGGAACAATTAATTGAGTATGCAAAGATTATAAAAGATACACCATACGCTCTTAGAACATATTTACAAACATTTGATAATACACAGAAGAAGTATGTTCCAATGGATTTGTTTGAAGATCAAATTCAATTAATTAAGGACTACGAAGACTACAATGAAAATATTACAAGAAAATATAGACAAGCCGGTGTTACGACAGTAACGGCAGCTTGGTTATCAAAAAAATTACAATTAGCAAAACCAGATAATCCTGAGAGAGTTCTACTTATTGCAAACAAACGTGATACCGCAGTGGAAATGGCTAATAAGGTTAGACATTTCTTAGAACAGTGGCCTGAGTGGATTAATGTAGGATTTTCACCTGATAAAAACTCCGAAAGTAGATTCAGATTAAATAATGGATGTGAGGTAAAAGCGGTTGCAACCTCACCGGACGCCTTACGTGGTTACACACCAACTATACTTGTATTTGACGAGGCAGCATACATTGAGGCGGGTGAGGATTTTTGGGCCGCGTCTATGGCGTCCCTATCAACAGGTGGTAAGATTATTCTTGTATCAACCCCAAATGGTTATGACCCCATCTATTATGGTGTTTATGACCAAGCAATTCGTGGGTTGAATGATTTCCATATTACGGATTTAAGATGGTTTAAAGATCCTCGTTATACCAAAGATTTACGTTGGGTTAAATGTCAGGACATTTGTCATTATATGTTAAATAGAGAACAATATAATGATGATGAATGTGTTCTTCATGATTTTGATTTAAAAGAATATAAGAAATTAATGGAGGATGGGTATAAACCATTTTCATCTTGGTTTGAATCTATGTCTAAGAAATTTAAATACGATAGGCGTAAGATTGCACAGGAGTTGGAGTGTGATTTCTTAGGTTCAGGAGATGGTGTAATTCCAAGTGACATTCAAGAAAATATTGCTAAGAATATGATTAGAGAGCCCATTGAGAAGTATATGCAAGCAACATTTTGGCAGTGGAAAGAACCGATTATTGGTCATCGTTATATTATGGGTGTGGATGTGAGTAGAGGAGATAGTGAAGATTTTTCAGCAATTTCAATTATTGATTTTGATGATAGAGAACAAGTTGCGGAGTATATCGGTAAAATACCACCTGACGATTTAGCTGCTGTTGCATATAAATGGGCAATATTATATGGTAACGCGTTTATTGTAATAGATATTACCGGTGGTATGGGTGTTGCAACATCAAGAAAATTGACTGAACTTAATTATAAGAATCTTTATATAGAAGGGATTAATACTCAAAATATTTGGGAGTACAATTCCAAAGCGATGGAGAAAATACCCGGTCTTAACTTTAACAATAAAAGAACACAGATTGTCGCGGCTTTTGAGGAACAACTTAGAAAAGGTTTTATTGTTAGGTCTGCAAGATTATTAAATGAACTTAATACGTTTGTTTATATGAATGGTAGACCTGATCACATGAAAGGTGCTCACGATGATGCTATCATGGGATTATCTATGGCGTTATATGCTGGCGACGTATCATTCAATTTATTGCAAAAAAATGAAAACGCCAATAAAGCAATGTTAGATTCTTGGACCATGACTGAAAGATCATATGAAACAAATAAATCATTTTATTCATATGGTACCGCATTTGATCAAATAGGTTCGATGGGTACTGATAATAGTAATTTATACTATCAAAACAATTCAATGAACGTCAGTAAACAAACATATCAAGAGAACTCATGGTTATTTGGTGGTAGGCGTAGATAACGTTTAGTTTATCATTATTTTAGTTTATATTATAAAGAAAAGTATTTATATAGAATGGCAAATCAAAATTTAACTGTATTTCAGAAATTAACAAAAATGTTTGGTTATCCGGGTAAACCTCAGGTAACACAGGCACCTTCATTTAATTTCAGTAAAGATGAATTATTAAAAACAGATAATAGAGAAGATTATGAGAAAGCGATGTTACAGGCTCAACAGAGTCAATACATTGCCGATAAATGGACTAAATTAGACCAATCTCTCTATAACCAATCGGTTTACTACGAACCAAATAGATTGGCAGCATATTACGATTATGAGGCGATGGAGTTTACACCTGAAATATCTGCGGCATTAGATATATATGCAGAAGAGTCTACCACAATGTCGGAAAAGGGTCATATTTTAACGATCTATTCCGAATCAGATAGAATTAAAGAAATATTAGAAGATCTGTTTAATAACAGATTAGATGTTAATACTAACTTACAAATGTGGACAAGAGGTGTTTGTAAGTATGGTGATAACTTTGTTTATTTAAAATTAGATCCTGAAAAGGGTATAGTTGGATGTCAACAATTACCGAATATTGAAATTGAAAGATTAGAGGGTGCTGCCGGTAAAACTACCACACAAAATAAAGATTTAAAAGTTCCATCAAGAGAATTACGTTTCCAATGGAAAAACAAAGATTTGGAATTTCAAGCATGGGAGATTGCACATTTTAGATTATTAGGTGATGATAGAAAACTTCCTTATGGAACTTCTATGTTAGATAAGATTAGAAGAATTTGGAAACAACTTTTACTCGCAGAAGATGCAATGTTAATTTATAGAACATCAAGAGCACCAGAAAGACGTGTTTTCAAAGTATTTGTTGGTAACATGGATGATAAAGATATTGAACCTTACGTACAACGTGTGGCGAATAAATTTAAAAGAGATCAGGTTTCAGATCCACGTAATGGTCAGGTTGATATGAGATATAATCAAATGGCAGTTGATCAGGATTATTTTATTCCTGTTCGTGACGCGTCACAAAGTAGTCCAATTGAAACTTTAGCCGGAGCACAAAATTTAGGTGAAATTGCCGATATTGAATATATCCAAAAGAAAATGTTAGCAGCATTACGTATTCCAAAAGCGTTCTTAGGATTTGAAGAGGTTGTTGGAGAAGGTAAGAGTTTAGCGTTAATGGATATTCGTTTTGCGAGAACGATTAACAGAATTCAAAAATCTGTTATTCAAGAATTGAATAAAATTGCATTAATTCAACTATATCTTTTAGGTATGGAAGATGAATTAAATAATTTCTCATTATCATTGACTAATCCATCCGCACAATCTGATTTATTACGTATTGAGCAATGGAAAGAAAAGATCACTCTTTATAAAGATGCAACATCGGATCAATCACAAGTGGGTATCTTACCAGTGTCTCACACATGGGCTAAGAAGAACCTTCTTGGATTTAGTGACAGTGAAGTTATGTTGGATTTACAACAACAACGTTTAGAACGTGCATTAGGATTTGAATTGACGAACACTCAAAATGTAATTAAACGTTCAGGCGTATTTGATGAAGTAGATGCTAAGTACGGTATTCCTGAGGAAGATAGAGAAAAGGCAATGGAGGCGGCAGGAGGTGCCGGAGGAGGAATGGATATGGGTGGAGGAATGGATATGGGTGGTGGAGCACCGCCACCACCATCGGGAGGAGGTGAAGAACCTTTAAGTGAATCAACATTACAAAGAAAATCTAAAAAATCTAAGATTTTAAGTATGTTGGGTGAAGAAAAAGAAGATTTTAATATTCTATTTGATATGGAAAAAGCTCAACAGAATATTTATGAGATAGAGACTAAAATAAATGATATGTTAAACGATTAAAAATGAACAAATTCGGAGTTATTAAAACCAAATTATTAAATAAATTAACAGAATCTTATGCTAAGGAAAATAAAGCTGAGATTAAAAATATTTTATCAACAATTAAAGAGAACAAAGATTTCAAAGAAATGTATTTGTTTTATGAAGAAATTGAAGGTAAACACATTTCAGATAAAGAAACTGCAAAGTTATATGTTGAGGGTTTAAGTACGATGTTAATTCAAAGTAAAGAAAGTTTAAAAACATTTTGTGAATCATTAGATAAAACTTTAGATAATAATGAAGTTATTTCAAATGAATTATATGAGGCATTAGACACTTTAACTGAAAGTGATAAACTAAGTAATATCGAAAAGAAAGTTATCGCTAAGAAAAAATTAGTAGAACACTTAACAACTAAGAAAGAAATTACTGAATCAAAAGATTCGACTTTAGTTCCAAACGAAACTTTACTAAATGCCGTATTGGCAAACAACTTTAATGTTTTATATTCTAACACATTATCTGAATCACAAAAAGAAGAATTAAAAAACATTCTTTCAATTCCTTATGAGGATTTATTAACCAAAACAAGTGAATTAAAAGAATCAATTATAGGTCAAGTATCAACACTTTTAAGTGAATCAAATGATACAGATTTATCCACTAAGTTAAACGCGGTAAAAGATGAAGTTTCTCAGATGTTTCCGTCAAGATACAACTACTACAGATTAAACGAATTAAAAAATGGACTTAACTAAGTCCATTTCTTTTTTGTTGTAAGTAAACCGCTTTTAATTTTTGAGTTCTTTTCTTAACTGAAGGTTTCACAAATACTTGTCTATCCCTTAATTCTTGAACTTGTTTAACTTTTTGAACTTTATGTTTATAAGTTCTAAGTGCAGTTTCGATACTTTTTTCTTTAGATAAATCTATAATAATCATATATAATAAGTATATTACAAATATATAAAAATATTTTTGGTATTCCCAATTATTTTACTTATTTTTTATTAACACCATAAAATAAAATAATATGAATGATTAATG